ATGCAGACAATAAAAATATTATGGTCGTGCGTGAGAAGCTACATCATTACCGTTGGTTAGCCTCTAAACTATTGCCAATCTACGGTGATAAGCAACAGATTGTACAAGACACTAAAGTAGAGATTACCTGGCAACAACCGCAAGAGAAAGTGATTGAAGCAGAAAGTGATTAAACACCGTTAGTAGTTGCGGACAAAGATGGTCTCGCACACGTCATGGAGTTTGGAATTATTCTAAAGTAGAGTAGATCTACAAAGTTTTGCACCAAGCATGCACCAGTTTGTTTTATTTATATTGATTTACTTAGCTAGAGTGACTGCCTGACATGCAATAGTCAAAAAAGGTACAGCAAAAAAAAACATTTTTACGCAAGGTACCATACCCCAAATTTATGGCGCCACCTCTATTACGATTATATACCGATGAGCAACACACGCAAAAAGAAACAATTAGAAATACCAAGCAAGTTTGAGAACGTCTCTGCTTTTACAGTTACAACATTCAATGGTGAACTGATGATGGTCTTTAATGGATTTGAGGACCAAGACGATTTACCTGAGTTTGCTGATTATGTATTTCGTAAAATTAAAATGAAATACTGGGACAAAGAGAAAGTTCCGACTATTCACTAATGCAATTATTTAATGACGATTGTTTAAAGGTTTTGCCAAATCTTGCAGGCGAAAGCGTTGATCTCATTATTACATCGCCTCCATATCAAGATATGAGAGCTGCTGGTTACAATAGAAAAACTCAAGATGTACTGTTTTTAAAATTGTACTCTGAATTTTTTGAAAAGATATTTAAGGAATATTATAGAATTTTAAAACCTAATGGTCAGTTGTTCTTTAATATTAAATCTAAGACAATAGATAAAACATTACTCACTCCTCATTGGTTTGAGTTCTTAGATGGTTTTCAAAAGTTAGATTTTAAAAGTTATATTATTTGGAAATATGCTGGATCGTTTGATAGTACCAAATCAAGATTTCATTTAGATTATGAGATTATCTATCACTTATCTAAAGGTCATCAAATTTATTTAAACACCAATTCGGATATGCACGATCCTTTAAGTTCAGTTTGGTATATTCCTCACAACATACCAAAAAATGAAAAGGTACATCCAACACAAATGCCTATAGCTGTTGTTGATAGGATCTTAGATACTTGCTCAAAAAAAGGTGATGTTATCTTAGATAATTTTTTAGGATCAGGCACGACTGGTGTTGCTTGTAAAAAAAGGAATTTAGATTTTATAGGTATTGAAATAAATCCAAATAATTTTGAATTAGCAAAAAAAAGAATTTATGAAAGTCACAATACCGTACACACCAAGAAAGCAACAAGCTTATATACATGGCAAGCTAGAGAAACATAGATTTTCAGTTTTGTGCTGCCACAGAAGGTTTGGCAAAACGGTGATGTTAATCAATCATTTAATTAAATGTGCGATGACAAATAAAAATCATAATCCACGATTTGCTTATCTTGCTCCGACTTATTCGCAAGCCAAAAAAATCGCTTTCGATTACTTAAAACATTACACCAGCAAAATACCTGGTACGAAGTATAACGAAACAGAGCTACGTTGTGATTTTATGAATGGCGCCAGGATCATGCTGTTGTCAGCAGAAAATCCTGATAGCTTAAGAGGAATTTATTTAGATGGTTGCGTAATTGACGAAACTGCTCAAGTGAACGCAGCTGTCGTTGATGAAGTAATTAGACCAGCACTCTCTGACCGTAAAGGATGGTTATCGATGTGCGGAACGCCAAAAGGAATGAATAATCTTTTTTATGATTATTACCTCAAGGCTCAGCAAAACGATGACTGGTTTTTATATGTAGCCAAATCATCAGACACAAAGCTTATAGACCAGGAAGAGCTAGATGCAGCGCTTCAAGTAATGGGTCAAGCTAAGTACAATCAAGAATTTGAATGCAGCTTTATAGGAAATATCACAGGATCTATTTATGGGGATTTACTAAATAAATTAGAGAATGAACGAAGAATTACTAGAGTGCCTTATGATCCGTCTCATCCTGTTAATACCGCTTGGGATGTTGGTTTTAATGATAGTACCGCTATTATTTTTTTCCAAGTTATTGGACATAGCCTTAACATTATTGACTTTGCTGAGGACCATAATAAAGCGTTTCCTTACTATGCTCAACTACTCAAGGAAAAAGATTATGTCTATTTAAATCATTATGGACCGCACGATCTTGAGCAAACCGATTTCGCTACTGGTAGAACTAAAAGAGAAGTTGCTTACCAATTAGGATTAAGATTTAAAATAGCTAAGAAGCTTTCAGTCGAAGATGGCATCCACGCAGTTAAAATGCTGCTACCAAGATGTCAGATCGATGTAGATAATTGTCAAAAATTAATAAACGCTCTTAGACATTATCATCGTAAATATAATGATAAGTCTCGAGTGTACGCAACTAAACCTGTACACGATTGGTCTAGCCATCCTTGCGATAGCTTTAGAACATTAGCAGTAGGTTTAGAAAAAGAAAAAATAACAACCGTTACAAATATGCAAAAGGAATATAAATATGAGTTCAATCTTTAAACCTGACATACCAGCTCCACCTCAAATGGTAATGCCATCAGTGGCAGATGTACCAAGTGCAGAGGACAGTGCTCGAGCTGCTCAAGAAGCAGAAGAGATGAGAAAAAGAAATAGAAACAGAAAAGGTCGTAGATCTACAATCTTAACTGACACTGATATTGGCGAAGTCGCTGATAGCAACATCGAAAAGAAAACTTTACTAGGCGGATAATGGGAACTACTGGAACGATGTACGGTAAATTAAGACGACCTGATACAGATTATAGTAATAAAAGTGTAAGGCTACAAACTAAAGATGGAATAAAGTTTGCAATGGGTCCATCAGTTATTAGAGACGATGTTGAAGCTTTAACGTCTGCTAGAAGAACTTTTGTTGAAAAAACTGGCGGCAAATTAAGAAATGTAAAGACTGCAACAAATTACCAAAAATTTAGCGAAGCAGAAAAAAAAAGATACAAAAAATTAAATCCTCAAGATTTCGAGGAAGATATGTCAGTTTCAAAAAAAACTTTACTAGGAGGATAATATGGGTGGATTTGTACCACAAAAAAGAAAAGCACCAGCACCTGTAGTCGTTGCACCTAAACCTACAACACCATCAGGACCAACAACGGTAGAAGCAGTTTACGATAAGTCAAAAAGAAGAGGTAGAAAAGCTACGCTTCTTACTTCATCAAAAGGTGTTTCTAATGATGCAGAAATTCAATTAAAAACTTTATTAGGCGGTTAATGCAAGATCAAGAATTAAGAAAACTATCAGCAGAACTTAAAACAAATCTTTCAAGATTAATGGAACAAAGATCTACTTGGGAAAGTCATTGGCAAGAATGTGCTGATTATGCTTTAACAAGAAAAGCTGAGGTTTCTAAAGAGAGAGCTAGAGGCGATAAAAGAAATACTTTAGTGTTCGATGCTACTGCCATACATTCTCTTGAACTGCTTGCAGCTTCTTTACATGGCATGCTGACATCATCTGCGAATAGATGGTTTTCAATGCGTTTTAAAGAAAGTCTTTTAAATGAAGATGACGATGCAAGAGAGTGGTTAGAAAGCGCTTTAGATAAAATGTATTTAGCTTTTGCTAGATCTAATTTTCAACAAGAAATCTTTGAAGCTTATCATGATCTTGTTTGCTTTGGCACAGCATGTTTAATGATCGAAGAAGATAAAGATGATATTCTACGTTTCTCTGCTAGACACATAAAAGAATTATATATCCAAGAAAATAAAAAAGGTTTTGTAGATACTATTTATAGAAAATTCAAAATGCCAGCTCATGCAGCGGTAGATAAATTTGGATTAGAAAATTTAAGTAGAGACGTAAAAAGATTATTCGACAAAGATCCTTTACAAGATGTTGACTTCGTTCACGTTGTAAGACCAAGAACAATTTACAACGAGAGAAAACAAGATAAGTCTAACATGCCATTTCAAAGTATCTACATGGAAGATCACACTGGACATGTCATATCTATTGGTGGTTTTAGAGAAATGCCTTATGTCATTCCAAGATATTTAAAATCATCTACAGAGATCTACGGCAGATCACCAACGATGAATGCTCTACCTGATATNAAAGTAT